AATTTATTATAATTCCTAAGTAAGGGTGTTCTCCTTTTTTATCACTCATTTGTTTCCTCTAGTACCTTTAATAATTTATTTTCATACCACTCTGCTTTCTTTAAATCTTCGATACCGTTTTTATAAGTAAATCGCCATCTATATTTATGAGAGTTACCACGAAGATAACCTATAAATTCTTTTTTAGTTAACATAGCTTCAATAGAATCAATACATTCTATTTTACCTTGGTTATAATGTGATGGATTATTAACAAGGTCATTTATTGTTTTATATTTCATTATTTATCCAATCCTTTTCAGGTAATTTAGTTTCACTAAACCAACGAAAGTCATTAGCTTCCGCCCATTCAGCATGGGTTCTTTTAGTTTTATCTTTTCTTACTTTAGCTCCGGGCATAGGAGCATAAGGTTTTTGAAAGAAAAACACTAACTCAATATGTTTTGGTAAAGCTTTTTTAATATGTACGTACTTACTATACTCTGGAAAATCCCAGAACCTACCTTTAGCTTCAATTAAAACAACACTACCATCATCAAACTTACGTACAAAGTCTGGTTCGTATTTGTGTTGAATAACATAGTCTATAGTTTCCCAATGATGTCGCCAGTCAGCAAACAATCTTTGATGTAATTCATATTCCCAATGACTATCATAGCCTCTAGGAATACCTGCCTCTTTCTTAGGTCTTGGTTTTCTTGGTTTTCTTCTTGCCATTTTTCTTTACAGTTGAGTCATAATTTTTAGCAAGTTTCCAATATTCTAAAATATTATTAAACATTCCTAAATGTTTCTTTTGTGATTCTTTATCCCAAACATGATACAAAATAGTTTCAGTATCTTTTCTATCTATAAATATAGATATTCTTTCTACATCTTTAAAGCCACAACCTTGAGCATAAGCTGAGAGTTGCATACCATGTTCATCATAAACTAATTTAGCAGGGTCTTTACCCTCTAAGTTATCTTTAGTTTTAAAGTCAATAAATATTCCAGACTTAGAATATAAATCAACCTTACCACCATAGCCTTTTTTAGCACAGAAAGAATCTTCGGCTATCCATTCTTCGTCAGGATAAGTTTCATCTAACCAAGCCTTAATAATTTTATAAGGTTTAGTTTTTTCTTTACCTAAGAATCCTTTCTCAATCATCCCATGTATTTTTGTACCTTGTTCAGCAGCTTGAATACTAATCTTTTTAGAATCATATTTACATCTAGCTGAAAATGATTCAGTAGATTCATCTTCATATCTTTCTAAAGATAGTGCTGAGTTTAGAGCCTGATTTATTTTCCAGTTTTCTAAAGATGGTTTAGCTATCGTGCCTATGATAGTAGTAACAGAGGGTACTAAACCTAATGTTTTAGCATCTCTTAATGTAGTGTTTCTTTCTCTACCATTAGCACCAATGATAGTATACATTGGTTCTCCGTCTTGGTCATACCAATGACCTGATTCGGATGTGAACTTATTATAGTTGTCTACTTTAATTAAGTCAAGTTTATCGTTATTCTTCTTTGTCATTATCTAGTTCCTCAAAGGTTTTAAATACATCAGATGTAAAAAGTTTTTGTATATTAACAAGGTACATTCGACTAGCATTGTGGTCGCCACCACTTACAGATTTTAAATAATCTAATTTCTTTACAAGTTTTTTAAGTTTAGGTACATCAAAAACTAAAGTACAAAATATATCATCGCCAATACATAAGTTATGAAACCAAAAGTCTGCTTCGTAGCTTCAATACCAGATGGTTTACCATAAGATTGATACTCAATACAAATGTTACCAGTCTTCATCCACATTCCTCGTTCCGATTTTACTTCTATTTTTTTATTAGTTAGCATATCTGCTATTCTATCTTCTCTAATAGACCCATATTCTAAGTCAAGGTCAAACTTTTTTCTATCTTCTTTTTTAGGTTTCATTTGTTATACCTTTTTCTTTATGAAGATTTTTATAAAACTCTCCTACTTTTATTATCTGTTCTGGTGTCGCAGAGTTTTTTATACTATTTGCTAATACCGACACTATAATAACATTACCGGGTATATAACCAACATTGTTATCAATTCTATCTATTGAGGGAGAATTTTCTCTATCTTTACCTTTACCTGCACCATGTTTTAATTTTATTCCTAACACAGGACAAACATCAGGATAAATTAGGTCTTCTAGTTTTAAATTAAATTCTAGTCCTTTAGCTAAAGCTCTTTTTTTAGCGTGTCTTAGTAAAGCTTTTCTTAAATATTTAGGATTACCTCTAGTAAGTTTATTATAACAATCTCTACAGTCGCTTCTAAATCCTTTTGATACATGTTTTTCTTTACCGTATCTAGGTATAAAATTTGTTTTATTAAGTTCTTTTTTTACACTGCATTTAGTGCAAACTCTAGTTGGTTTCATTTTTGATAATCCCTTTGTTCATCTTCTTCAATACCATATTCTGAAATCCACATACCTTCTGTCCAATATACACAAGCTCTACCATTTATATATCTAACATCTTCAGGTCCACTATTAGAATTATAAAAAATTAATTGAAAAAAATCACTTGGCTTTTTAAACTTAAACTTACGACCATCTTTTCTAGGTTTACTCTTTAATAAAAATCTATTATAAAAATCTTCTATCCCCGTAGAATGATAATGTTTTTTAGGATTACTTTTATAAATAAAAGGAGACCACCTTCCTGTGGTGTAATAATAAGAAAATTTATTATCTTTAAAATAAATCCATAGCATCCTCGCACCTTCTTTTACTTCAAAATTAATATTTTTTTCTTCTAAAAACTTAACAACTTCATCTAAACTTTCATTAGTTTTATGTTTAAAAATTACTTCTCCTTTAGAGTTAACTCTATTAAATTTCCAATTATATTCTTTAGTGGGTTTCACTCCAGTTCCCTCCTAGCTTATACTCACCAGTTAACGGACATCTCATCCCTAGTAAATTACTTGCTTCTTCAATACATTCAACACCCATAAGACCAGTAAATTCTGCTACATCTTCTTTAACTTGCATCTGCCATTCATCGTGAATATTAGCAACAAACTTAGCATCAAGTGTATTTAGTTTTATTTTATTATCAAAGATACACATCGCTTTTTTCATAGCTATTGCACCTCCACCCTGTAGTAAAGTATTTAGAGCAGCATGTTCGTGCCTGACATAAATCTTTCTACCGTCTAAACCTTTTAAGAAGCCTCTTCTTGAAGCTTCTCGAACTCTATTCGTAAGAGTTTCAAGTGATGGGAGATTACTAAGAAATCGTTTTCTAAGTTCGCTACCTGCCTTTCTGTTTTCTCCAACCACTTTGCCAAGCTTTTCATCTCCTGCTCCGTAGATGAGGGCATAGATGAAAGTTTTAGCCTTATCTCTTGATTCAAGCCCTGCAAGGTTTTGGTTTGTTTTGTGTATGTCGCCATTGATTACCTCGTTTATATATTGTTCATCGTTCATGTAGTGAGCTAACATTCTAAGTTCTAGTCCACTAGCATCAATACCTAATAGTTTATAGCCTTCTGGTACAGTCCAACAAGCACGACACTCTTCTCCATAAGGGCTATATACCCCCGGAACTTGTGCTAAATTAGGACTTCTGTGAGACATGCGACCAGTAATAGTACCGTTAGGTATCACCGAACCATGAACTCTTTCGCCTTTTAACTCATCTATCCAAGAGGATATTTGAGCTATTCGTTTCTGTAATAATAAAAACTCGGCAATGAGCCGAGCTTCGTGTATGTGATTTATTTTTTTAAGAGTACCTTCATCTACTATAGGCTGTCCAGTAGGTGTAAATCTTTCAGGCTTCCACCCAAAATCTATTAAGTACTCACCTATTTGTTTTCTACTACCAAGATTAAACTCTTGTAATTTTTTACGCATAAATGGTTTGTAATCTTTAGTGGCTAAACACTTTTCATATTCTTCATCAGTCATACCACGTTTAGATAACGTGCCGTCTTTCTTTATATAAGGACTAACAAGTTTATCTTCTACCCACTTAGGTTTAAAAGTACTCTGTACTTCATCCTCTACCTCTAACATTCTAGATTTTAATTTAGCTAAAAGCATTGTAGCTTTTTCTGTATCAAATAAAAATCCAGTTCGTTCTTGCTCTCGCATAATCTTAGCAACTTGTGTTTCTAAATCTATACTATCTTGATGAAATCCTACACCTTCTTTTTCTAAAGCATAATAAACTTTT